GTTTAATCAACCATGATTTTGTTGGTTCTTCGGCCGAAACCGAGGGTTTCTCCAGTTACGCGACTAAGAATCGCGAACGCACTTTGAACGCCTTCGAGTATATCGAGGAGTACGGGACGGGTAGTTTGGTCAAGAGTAGCTACAGAGCTAAGTTCAGAGGGGCTAGGGCAACGCCTTTCTTCGCTCATTGGCACGGGCATAAACGCAACGGTCTGGCGTCAATCATTCCGATGGAGCTCGACCCTGACTCTATTATCCACCCGGGCCGAGATACTGCTGCCCCTGCTATCACAGCCAGATTTAACGACGGTGCTGACATCAGCAGATACCTTTGGGTTCGTGGGCAGTCTAAACTCCCTGCCCCAAGTGAGTTCCTAAACATATCGGGAACAATCGGCTTCACTGTCACACACTGTAGCGTGACTAATGAGGGTGACTTGGTTCCCGAGCATGTCCCCATGTCGAATGAGTTCGCTAGCACGAACATCACCTTCATGACGAGCATCCCCCAAGGTACTCCCCTCGGCCCACTGGGGTACGAGACCACCAATGTTGCTCGAGGCCGAACGCGTGCTACGCGTGAGCTTCTAGCTGCCCAGTTGAGGTGCCGCACGTTTGGGTCGAGCACCACCTACGGCATGGTCCGGACTGCAACTGCTCCCGTACTCATGCGCCGCCCACCCCTGCCAGTTAAAGAGGCCCATCTCCCGATGGAAACTGGTTCTGTCTCTAACATCAGGGCCGGGGTTGTGTCTTCGCCTGAGACTCGCGTCGGTAAGATGGCCGATACGGTCCCTCTGAATACTACCTTCCAAGAGAGCGCTTTCCGCGCCCCCCAACCCGGTGTCATCAGACATGTCGCTGCAGCCTCTCGTTCCACCGCGCACTCCAGCACTTTTGGTCAGGCCCCCAGCACGGGTGACTCTGACTCGGCTGTCCCCCTCCCCCCGACCGGCCCCGCTGGTACTGAGCCCAACCCCACTGCCGGGGCCGGCTCTGTTTAATGGCACAACATGTGTCTATGCTTCAGGAGCGTGCCCAAGCCTTTAACCGCTTAGGTTCGCACTTACTTACTCTACTCGAGGCTAGTAACGTGCCTCCTGACTTGTTTAATGACTCCAGTATTACCGACCAAATCATCACAATCTCCCAAATGGCCTCCGGTTCTTATGTTACCTCTCCGATGCTACGCGCAGC